GCATACACAGACAATTGTATGGTATATGTATTATACTCGCACTCAGATAAGAAATCCAATGGTTCGTAAAAATAGTTATTATACTTACTAGTATAATTAAAGGCTTTATTTGTCTTAAAATCTAAAATATTGAAAAAATTTCCATTAGTTACAACCATGTCAGCCGTTCCTGCAATCTTATATTCATGATTATATAAAAGTTTTTCACTTTCAACAACTGTTTTGCTATTAATAATGCTCTTAGTCTTATCAATAAATGATTGTGCTAGTTTTTCATAGCCTTTAGAAACCTTTTTATGCTTAAGAAACTCTTCCATTATTAAATGGATTTTAGTTCCTTTATTTTGAGCAGTTACAGTAAGGTCTTTCCACCTATTTAAAATCTCATCTTGAGATACTCCTTCTCTTTGAGCGACTCTTTTACTATGAAAATCAGAATCAAACGGCTTTTTATATGTAGAAATCAATTTACTTACAGATGTATATGTTTCTCCAGTATCTGTATTGGTATAAATATGGCTTTCTTCGTCTAGAACTATCGGCATAACGCAAGAATATCAAAAATTTTGTCAAAGTCAAATATTATCTGGCCATTCTAATAGGTGTCAAATAATTCTTCAATGTATTAAAATATGTATACGGTTCTGGGGGTTTTAATAAAACACAATATCCAAGATCCCCACCGTCTACTTCTGGTGTTATATAATAACTCTCATCATTCATTTTAACAATATTTGTATAAGCTGTCGGAGTGACTATTCTATTTCCTCCAATCAAATTATGTCTTACATATGTCAATAATTTTGGATCTGTTATAGTATAATTATTTTTTCCTTTAGTCGTAGTGGTATGACAATATATCAATCTTTTATTTGTTAATAAAATTAAATTAAATTCTTGAGCCATACCAGATATATAATATTCATTAGGATCTGTAAGCCTTAATTCTTCAATTTCTTCACCAACTCCAGAAATTTTAAAAACATTTGATAAATTAAATCTATATATTCTTTTTAAATTATTCTTATAACAAACAACTTTAGTTATTGGATTGTCTCCACATGTACAAAATTGAATATCATCAAGATTTAATCCATTTATTTTAATAAATCCAGTCGAAGTACTATTTGAAGAACTATTGAGCCAAACTTGATAAACAGAACCATCAAATGCGCCAACAATCATATCTGCTCTATGTGCTTGATTTTTTGTCAAAATTCTTTGTATGCCAGTAAGTTTAACTATACCATCAGTTCTTGTTGATACATCTATATTTACTAACTCCCCATTATCCATCAATAAAAATTGTTGACCACCACTAGCATTTTTAGGAGTATATGTATCTCTTATTTTTGTCCAATTATCTCTCAACCAAGGATAAAGATAATTAACTCCGCTAATATCAACAGTGCCATCTCTATATAATATGCATTTCCGATTTATTATTCTAATAATATTATCTATATAAGTATAAGTTTCTGAACCTACATTTATTTTTTTTATTTTTGTATCATCCGAACAAACAGATTTGATGTTGGCTTCCATGCTTTCATGAAAATAAGCAGTAGCAGAATCCATAAAAGTATATTCACGATTATTATATCCACCTTCTCCTTCAACATCAAAAGCCTGAAGACAATTTCTTTCTTCAGGCATAGAAATAGTACGTAATGTAAATAGTCCAAACATATTATTGTACTAAATCACCAGAAACCCACATTCTACTAGAATCTATCATACATAAATTAATTTGCGAATATTGTTTTCTAGTTGTATATTTATTGTCAGGGTTTAATAAAAATATATTTTTATCTGTTGTAGATATCTTAATTTGTTGTGTTCCTCCTTGGATAATTACACAATTAAATCCTCCTATTAATTGATTTTGATTAATTTGAACAACAATTTTATCTGTACTACCAACTGATGCTGTTTTTTCTAAAAATAATATTTGTCCATTATGTTCTTTATAAGTCAATTTTAATGTAGTAATATCTTTAATAACTATAACATTAGCTGTGAAATTTTTAATTACTTTATCATTAAATGTAGTATTAGCATTTATATCTAATGTAGAAGAAGATGACGCATTTGGAGCTTTTATGGTCAAATCTCCGACAACGGTTAAGTTTCTAAGTAAAGTATTTTGAAATTCTGAATCACCACTTCTTACATATAAACCCTTTTTCAAATCTGTATCTATTTCCAACATTCCAGTCATTGTATCGCCATTTTTTTCTACATAATTTCGTAAAATATTACTCTCAAATGAAGATTGTATTGTAGATAATTTCTTATCCAAATCTCCACTCAAACTCTTCATAGAAGATTCTAAAGTTTTTTTATTTACAGCATCTTTTGGTTGTGTTGCATCTCCGAGATTTATAATTTTAAAATTATTACAATTAAAATCCGATTTAATTTCTGGATTTGATTTTTTAAGATATAAATTAGAATCAAATATTACCGCAAAATCTGAAATCGTTTTTGCATTTTTTGCAGTTAATGTATATAAAGTCGTAGTTGTTGGATTAAAAACCAAATCATACGTTTCAACATAATTTAATGTTAGTATATTTGTAGTATAATGCAATACATTACCAACAACACTTCCTCCAAGTATTTTGGTAGAACCAATAGTACCACCAACATATAATCTTCTACTATCAGTTGAATATACTAATTCGCCTTCTTCGAAAGTTTTAGTTATACGATCATCATTTACACCTCGTCTAACTTGAATCTTAGCATTTACTATATCTGAAGTATCAAACGGATCATTCGCCATACATCTATTTATGTAGTTAAATTAAATATTGCTGGAACCTTTACATTTTGTGTTGCTATAGTCTGATTAAAATTATAAACCCCTCCAACATTTTGATTCCAACCAGACATGAATAATATTCCTTCTCTATTAATACATTTTTGCGCCATTTCTGTTCCATATCCACATAAATCTAAATCAAATATAAGTGCTCTAATAGATTCAGTATCTGGTTCATCATTATAGCCACTTATTCTTTCAATCGGTTCTGGTCCAAAATATGGATGCTTAGTAAATACCTTTATTCTAGTCTCTTCCTCAAAACCTAAAGCATATGTTGAATTATATCCAACTGAATATACATTTCCAAAATTAGTATTCATTACAAATGCTCCATTAATGATATTATGAGGACCACCACCATTAATATTTAGTATAATTTCACCATCATCTAAAAAGCTGCCACAATCATATGGAAGATTTTTATCGACATTATCATTACTTCCTAATTGATAAAAATAATTATTACCCCATGTAAAAATTTTAGAACCATCATATACTATAAAACTAGTACCACCACAACAAGATGAAATTTTCTTGATATTTGATAATGATGTTATTTGATTTGCTGTATTTTTAGTTATATTAGTTGCTAAACCTAATCCCAATTGACCAAATTTGTTATTTCCCGTTGAATAAACTTTTCCATCTTCAGATAAAAATATAGTAGTTTGAAAAGAATTTCCATCACCACCACTCCATTGACCCGCTTCACCATTTGCTCCCCCAACATAAACCCAATTAGATGTTATTATATGCTTGATATTTGTTAAATTAGTTCCATCAGATTTTTTAACCTGATTCCAAGAATTTACTAATCCAAAATTAGTTCCACCAATTCCTAAAACACCATCAGTATTATATCCAGTAGCCCACACTGTACCATCGTTCTTTATTACAAAACTTTTTCCAAGATTTGATGGCATATTACAAAATACAGACTTAACATTATCAATTCCCAAATATGTTGTAGTAGTCAGATTTCCAGAAACGCCAAATCCGCCATAATTAATTCCTTTACCATATACTTTGCCATCTTTTTTTAATATTAATATATAACATGTTGTACCATATACTCCGTAAGAAGCTAAATCATAATTTATCACATTATCTTCAACCAATGTGAACTCATTTTTGTTTCCGTTTCCTGTAATTCCTCCAACATCATTACCAGAAGCATATAAATATCCCTTTTCTGTTAATAAAAAAGTTACAGATGTATTACAACTTACTTTAATAATATCAGACATCTCTGGAATTTTTAATACTGGATCTATAGCTCTTTTAATATTACCAACAGTAGGTCTAGTTCTTCTATAATCTCCAGATATTCCAGCTACACCAGCATATCCTGTATTATATCCCAAGCTTCCCCAACCTAAAATATGTATTTTAGATGTAGCAACACCAAGAGTAAAGTGATTACCAGTAAGTTCTACTAATGGACTCGCTAATGCCACAATTTGACCACATGGTGGATTGTTGCATATTGGTGGAACGAATTCTGTAGTATATCTTCTAAGAGTTGGCAGACCAAACATAAATTTTTATATTAAATCGCCAGATAATATATATGCATTTTCACCAATACATACAATATTAGCTATTCCGTATTGTTTTCTAATAGTAAATTTGCTATCAATTTGTAAAATTTTTACATTTATAGTATCATTTGTAACATAAACACTATTAGCATCATATTGAATTATCATTACATTAAATCCAACTGGTAAATTTTCAGGAACTTTGACAATAATATTATCAGTATTATTGGTAGTATATGAAAAATACATAACAGAACCATTATCAGTCTCTTGTAGAGTATATGAAGTTAAATTATCAATACTAGTAATCTTTGCTGAGAAATTTTTAATAATATTATTGTTTAAATCCAAATTTCCATTATCTAATGTTAATGCGTCTCTATTTGTTTCAACACCATCAAGTACGACACTCAATGCTCCTGTCATTGTATCTCCAGCTTTTTTTACAAATTTATTTTCTACATATGTTTTAAAGGTATTTAAACCATCTACTGAATTCGCAGATAATGTATCTACATATGATTTTTTTACTAAATCGGTTGAATCTATAGGATCTGGATAGTTTAATAATTTAAACTTATTATCCATATCAATGTTTCCTCCCATTTTTCCTCCACTTAATGGGAGATATGTAGATGTAAATTTAGAAACATTTATTGAATAAACACCATCAGAACTTAAATTTAAATATCCTTGAGTAATATCAGCTGTTTGACTTAATTTTCTATATGATGATATATCAGATGGACTAGTTCCAGTTAAACAATATATAAAAGAATTGTCTTTATCATAGAATAAATCACCAATTAATGCTGTCGATGGTGGTTCAGATTGAACAAAAATTAAACTACCAACTGGTTTACCACCAGTAGTAGTTCCATCTCCAACAAAAACTCTATCATAATTAGTAGAATGCACTAATTCACCTTCCGTAGGTATTACAGCTAATCTTTGTGCTTCTGTTCCTCTTCTTAATTTTATTACTGCTTTAATTTCAGTAGCCATATTTTATATAAGTTTACTTGGTCTTGACCAATTTTGACGACTAGGACCATTTGAATCCCAATCCGCATGTCCATAAGAATATACTCCACCTTCTTTATCTAAATATAAAGTAGCGACATGATGTTTAGTATTTGAACACAACACAATATCATGAACATTTTTTATAGGCATAAGTTCAAATTTTTGACATTTATTTAAAATTGCAAAATTATTTTCCTTAGCTGGAACACCATATCCACATTCATATGCATAATTTCTGACATCTATACAAGCATATGATCCACCAATATCTGAAGTATCACAACCATATATTTTGTCTACTTTAAAAGTTTTCATGCTATCAATTAATGTTGGAGTACTTCTATTAGTAGTATCTCCATGTCCTAATTGCCCCCAACCATTATATCCCCACGAATACATTTTACCATCCGAATCTAATGCTAAATAACTAACAGTATCATATCTACCAGTAGATACGACATTTATTATTTTTACTCCTGCTGGAGTACTCACTTTAACGAAATAGCTAGAATTAGTATTAGTTCCATTTCCTAAATGACCATTTGTATTTAAACCTACTGTCCAGACTTCACCCGATTTAGATATATAAGCACTTTGATATAAATTATTACAAATTCCAGTAACAATAGAATCACAATCAGTTACAAAAATAGTAGAATTTTTCTTACAACGAGTCAAGACTAATTTATTAGTCGTATCGCCAACACCTAATTGTCCATAATTATTAAAACCACACGAATATAAATTTCCATTATCATATAATACTAATAATTTAGAACTAGTTCCATCAAACTCAGCACCTTCAATTTGTTTAATATTTCCAGTTTCTCCAGAAGGAACAGGAACTTGCGTAGGTGCAATGATAATAGTATTAGAATTTAATCCCAATTGACCAGCAGTATTAAGTCCCCAAGTATATAACTTTCCATCTTCTCCTAATGCATATATTGATAAATCACCATCCGAATAATCTATAGAATTTGTAAAATCTTTAAATTTAATACTAGAACATTTTACAAACATCCTTGAAGGTTGTTGGTTAGAAGAAATTCCATTTCTTTTATCTGTATAATTATAACCATTATACCATAAAGTACCATCACTTAATAAAGCAAACAAATGAAATCGCCCATTAATAACTTTTTTAAATGTAAGATTCGGATTATTAAACAAATAATTTTCATCAAATACAAATTCTTTTGGAGGCCATATAGTTTCAGTTGATGGGTCTATTCTTTGTCTCCAGTTTCCATCACCATAAGATCCCCATCCCAATAAAGATGGTTTATTTGTTATAACCATTCTATTATAATATGAAGTTTTTTCTTGTGGAAATCCAATTACTCCAGTTTTTGATAGAAACACAGCAGATTCATCAGCAGTTACATCTAAATCACTAAAATCCAATATTAGTTTAGTAGTATCAGTAGTATCTTGAGATAATTTAACTCCAGAACCAATAATATCTATACTTCTATAAGGTCCACCCCTTTTAGATGCACCAGACTGTTGCACATATATTCCGGTTAATGATGCTAACAATGATGGATTTATAGAAGGAGGAGTTGCAATAGAAGTAGAAGAACCTTTAATTGCAGCATATTTAATACATGGCAATAATGCAACATTTTTTGGTCTCGTTTCAGTAGTTCCAGAAACTGAAATTTCTCCAGTATCACCAGCAGAAATTCCATAAGTACTACTATTACCAGATAATGATATAGTTTTATTTCCTGATGTTGTACTTACTAATGCTGCAATTAAGTCGTGTCTATGTTGTTCTATAGAATCTTGTTGTAAACTACCAAATATTCTAGAAGAACCTTCAATATCACCATCTGCTGTTCCCGATTTATTGTGATGCCATCCTCTTATAAATACTCCTCTTAAATCTGGTATTTTAAAATGATTAGCAGATAAGATACTAGTATAAGTATCCCCAATAACTGAAAACAAATCACTATATGTTCCACTTTTTAGTAAAACAGAACCATCACATTCTATCCATCCAACAGGAGCAGCAGATGCTGCATAAAAAATTACAGTTCCTACAGGAACATCTGATGATATATTATCAAGTACATTACTATAAATCGAAGACGATAAACTTGATATTGTAGATTTATATGTCGTTCCATCTTGAACAACAACTGTTGTCGAATTTCCTTTTAAAGGAACATTCAAAGAAGGAAGATCGCTTACTTTTACATCAGGCATAGTAATATTTATTTTATGATGTTAAAATAAGTTCTGTTAATGAAGAATTAGGACTAGAAGTTCCATTACTATACCCTTCGGACTCTCCAAAAACAAATATTCTTCCATATTTATCTAATAAAGAACATGAACCAAATTCATTATCGTTATCATCAGAATATAATCTCATATCTTCAATATTTTTTGCTGGAAGCATTTCGAATTTTATAGTAGAATTTGTATTATTAAATGAAAAATCATTTAATAAAGAAGGAATGTTTCTTCCAACAACATATGCGTATCCTTGATTATCAATACAACCAAAAGTTCCATAAGCATCACCTACAACATTAGAACTATATATTTTAATAACTTTCATTTTTGACATGCTGTCTACTAATGTAGGCTTAGTTATCACATTTTTATTTCCTACACCTAATTCTCCCAAAGTATTATATCCCCAACTATACAGTTTTCCTTTAAAAGATAAAGCCAAACATCTAATTTTATCTCCCCCACTAATTACAACATCAATTATATAATCTCCAGATTCTAATGGGAATATGATTTTTTTATAAAAATTTGAAAATGTTCTATTCGAAGAGCTTAGACTATCACCTAAGCTATATTGATTATCTCCATTAGCATCTCCACATATATATACATCATTTTTGGTATCAATAAATAAACTATTATAATATAATCCAACTCCTCGTATTACTTTTTTAACATTAATAACATCAGTTTTATCTATATATTTACATCTAGTAAAATTTGTTTTTAATACGGAATCTCCAACTCCTAATGCTCCTTTTTCATTAATTCCACAACCATATAATGTATTATCTTCACATAATGCTAATACTTTATTGTTTACACTATCTGTACCATAATATTTTGTACTAATAACTTCTTTAACTTTTTTATTATCAACATTAACTAATACTGGTTTAGATATATTTTTCGTTACTGTTGAAGAAATCGGACCCAATCCTAATGATCCATTTGTATGGTATCCCCAAGAATATAACTTTCCATCGTCAGTTATTACATAAATTCCAAAATTTTCTCTGCCATCAATTATTGTTTCGAAATCTTTTATTTTTGTCGTTGAGGAAATTAATTGGTTTAATTTCTTGAATAAATATGTTGATTTCCCAGATGTTCCTAATCCTGTTCTACCATCTTTTTGATAACAACCAAAATACCATAATGTTGAATCGCTTAATAAGCATATTGTATGATATTTTGAATGAACAAGTTTTTTAACAGTTAATGATGGATTTTTTATTAAGTAATTATTTTCAAATTTAAATGCAACTGGAGGCCATATATCAGTCCTTACAGAATCTAAATTTTTTTCAATAAATCTTCCCCATCCAATTATTGATGGCTCACTTGTTATAGCAACTCTAGAATATTTTGATAAAATATTTTCTGTTTCAAATCCTATAATGTTGGTTTTTTTAGTTGTAGTTGTTGTAGTAGTTAGAGAATCTACAGTTAATGTTGCAATTGTACCAGTAACGTCCACTCTAACATTTCCACCAACTACTTTTAAGTCTGTAATTGGTCCTTTTTTTGTTCCTTCATCCCATATAGTTAAACTAGGCAAAACTGAAGTTGAAGATGAAACAACATTTCTATACTTTATACATGGAACAAATGTGACCGTTCTTTGAGTGCTTCCAGATAATGCTGGTTCATCATCATCAACAATTAATACATTTATTCTTTGAGAATCTTGAGACTCAGCAATTCTATGAGTGCCTATATAACAATATTCTACAGTTTTACGTTGATCTCCATCTTTTAAACTCCATAATCCAGGAATTGCTAACGCAAATCCATCATCAGATGATGCACTACTAACATCATTATCTGCTGATGTTCCAATTACACAATAATTTTCATTTTTTAATGGTTTTATAAAATATATTTTATAAATTCCTTCTGCTATTTTATCTATTTTACTTATATTTGATCCAACAAAGCTATTAATACTATTAGCAGTTCCATCAAATGTTACCCATGCAGCTATCGAAGAACCAACTGTATTATTTATAAAAGTATCTGTTGTAGTTCCACTAGTATCTGATCCATCCCAACCTTTTATGAAAGCATTCTTAAGGTCGGGTATTTTAAATTGAGAAGTCGATAAAGCTGGAGAAGTTGTTGGACCAAAATCTTGACCGATTACAGCATATAATTCAGGAAAGTCTGATATATTTATTTGTGTACCATCACATATAAACCAACCACTAGGAGGAGTTGGATTTCCAACAACATCTTTCATTGCAAAGAATGAAACTTGTCCAATAGGAGTGTCAGACAAAGCACTCTTCATCACTGCATTATATATAGATGCAGATAAAGTAGTAACACTCATTTGCCACGTTTTATCGTCTTGTATTAAAAGCGTCGTAGCATTTGGCTTTAATGCCTCTTGTTTGGTTAAATCACTTACTCTAACGTCACTCATAACCTTATTTAGTTATAGTAATTGATTAAACAATAATGTCATCACTAGTACTAGTATCCATTGGATCACCTTCAGCAGTTAATAATCTATATTTAAATGATGATGGTGGTTTTACAGTTTGATCAACTAATGATATTTCAACACTAGTTGCTACTATTTCTCCATTGAAAATCAATTGCATCCTAGCCGTGTCTACTTCAACAACACTATCTACATTAAATTGAATAGTAATACTTCCTTTATTTTGATTAATAGTTACTTCTCCAGATATTTTTGAATCAACAACATCATTTGCACTAATTGTACCGAACAATTCCCATTGTAATATCGTACCGTTTGCAACATTTGTTGTCACAATATCAAATATTGCAGTATCTCCTTCTGCATATATTAATTTGTCGCTTCTAACAGTTAATTCATAAGTTTTAGCAGTAGGGTCATTTTCCCAAACTAAACAATTTCCATTCAACAAATCATATAATTTCTGTAATTCATCTATTTCTGCTTTTAATAACTTTTCTTTATCATCAACATAAACTTTATTCACTGCATCATTATTAGCTACAGGTAAAGGAAGATTTACTATCTTTTTATTATTCATGTTTATGTTTCCAGTCATTGTTCCTCCAGCTAATGGAAGATAGTAGACAAACATATTTAAAATTCCTTTAACTCCAATCATAATAGGAATTAATTTTTTTGTAGGTGGTGTTCCAGATAATGCTACCATATATGTAATATCATCTCTTTCTTTATAAATGATATCACCTTCCTCAATCAATGTTGAATTTGGGTCTTCGCTTGTTGTTGAGACTATATTTCTATTAGAAATTAATTTTCCACCATCCGTAGAATTATCACCAATATATACTCTTTTTGTATCTGTTGTATATACAACTTCTCCTTCTTCAAATTTTATCAACTTTCTAGAAGCATCCGTACCCCTTCTAATCTTTATCTTACCTATTCTACGGTC